AGACGAAGAAATAGAAGAGGATATTAAAGAAATTGTCATGCAACGGGTTGACTGGTATTGGGAACCAGTAAATTGATATTTTCCGGGAATACCGGAGGAAGGGAGATAAGATGAAAGTTAAGTTCCAGGTAAGAGAAAAGCTCTATGCAGATGTAACGTTTGAAATAGAATGTGAGAATCCGGAACAGGTGGAGGATGCGCTTGACCAAATTGGCGATTGTGTAGATTCAGATGGTTTAGCATGTGCTTTGTCTAACATTTTTGGATGTGAAAATGTACACGCCGATGGGATCGAAAGCACTGATAATATTTATCCAGCAGACGAGTGTGAGTTTTGGGATTGGCTTAGCGATGATGATTAATCTGTAAAACTGACATATGCACTATTAGGTCTTTACAAAGGAGCGAAGATGAAAGCAGTAATGAAATATCCAGGCAGTAAGTGGAGTATATCAAACTGGATTATTAGTTTCTTTCCGCCACACCACAGTTATCTGGAGCCATTTTTGGGGAGCGGAGCTGTTTTATTTAATAAACCCCGCAGCCATATTGAAACTGTGAATGATTTAGACAGTAATATAGTTAACTTATTTGAATGGATGCGCAAAGACCCAGAACGTCTGGCCAGAGAGATATATTTTACACCATATGCTAGGAAGGTATATGATGACGCATTTGCAACGGTGCCAGCAGATAGCTTTGACAGAGCTGTAAATTTTTACATACGTCTGAACATGGGGCATGGATTTCGGACGAACGGTGAAAAAGTTGGATGGAAGAATGATGTCCAAGGGCGAGAGCGTTCGTACGCTTCGCAGGATTGGTGCAATTTGCCGAAAAAGATTATGCAGGCGGCCGAACGACTTCGTGGAGTACAGATAGAAAATCGGCCAGCTGTGGAACTTATACCAAGATTTAACTATCCGAATGTATTAATTTATGCGGACCCTCCTTACGTTTTAGGTACCAGACATGGGAAACAATATCGGTTCGAGATGGACGACAAGAATCAGAACGATTTGCTTGACACGCTTCTGGCACATAAGGGGCCGGTCCTTCTAAGCGGTTATGATAATAAATTGTACAACGACCGCCTGCAGGGATGGTATAGGGAAGAAACAATTTGTTATTCCCAGGTGTGTAGTAAGAAACGAGAAGTATTGTGGATGAATTTTGAACCAGTGAAGCAGCTTGAGCTATTTAGCAAGAATTTTTGAAAGGATGATATAAAGCAGTGATAGAAAGAATGAGGCTTTAATAATACGAACTAATAAAAATAGGTTAAAAGAAGGTGAAAAAGTGACTTATGAATTACATATGTGGTTAAGAAAAATTATTATGGAGGCTAATAAAAAGTCATGTTCCACATGTAGTCACTATGATGGAAAGTTTGGTGATGATAAGTGTTTTAGTTGTTTGTGCACGGTAAGGGCGGTGGAGTATGAGCGAAGAACAACTTAAGAGGTACTGGCAAGCCTACACAGACGCATGGATGCTAATGAAAAACTGTAAAAAGGTTACGAAGAAACATATAGAAGAAATGCTATGGAAGCATGACATTGGAGTCATGAGACGGCTGTTTTGCCTAGCCGTTTGGCAAGAAATAAAGAGAGTCAGGGCAGGTGGTGATCCATTGTTGGAAAAGGATTACCAGAGGGCATTTACATATACATGGAAACTGTTTAAGCAGTATAGTGAACCCGATGATTCTGATAAATACTGGGATGGTCTTATAGATGGAATAAAAGACTTAGGGAAGGAATTCGGAGAAAGTCAATTCATCAAGAATCTATTAATACATGTCTTATTGGAAGAAATAGAACGTATTTATAGAGAAAAAAATTGATACTGTATGGATGATAAAGACACATGATTTGTCGAAGGAGTGAGGAGATATTATGACACGAGCAGAAAGGCGCCGCGTAGAGCGAGAGAACAGAAAACAGCCTACATATAATCTATCCAGAGACCAATTGCGGGAAATTAAACAAGAGGCTACCCATGACGCGGCAGAGACTGCTTTTCTCATGATGTTGGGTATTCCAGTATTGATGTTTAAGGACCATTTTGGTCAACTGATACGTAGGGAAGTGGACGGAAAGAGCCGGGAACAACGGTTCGTAGATTACTGTATCGAGTTTTATAGGCAGTTTGATAAGGGGTTGTACACACTGGATGATATCCGTTCGGTGTTGAAAGATGAATGTGATATTGAGATTGAAATGTAATAAGCCGGGGGAGTACCCCGGCAATAAAAAACATTATAAAAGAACATATGTACGAAAAAAGAAACCCCGTGTGCTTGGCGGCTGAAGGGCTTCTTCTCTTTGGATAGGATAATCATAACCTATCCTGCACGGAAATACAAGGAAAGGATGGGTGGAAATATATGGCAGAACAGGTAAGTATGGATGATGTTGTCAGGCGTGTGATGGATAATATTGTAGATATCATCGAAGAACAGGAACGACTTAATCAAGTAAAACAGATACTCAACATGTGTTTATCTGGATTTCAGTTTTTTACAGAAGAAACAGCGTTATCTAATGAAATAGATATGTCAGTGGAATACCTTAATGCCTATTTGCTCCAGATGAAGTTAGATGGGTGCACAGATGGTAGTATTAACAACTATAAATGTAATTTAAAAAATATGATGGCACATATAAATAAAAATGTAAAGGAAATTACATATCAAGATTTAAAGGGATACCTTGCATATGGAAAGCTTGTTCGTAAATGGAAAGACAGGACATATAATAGTAAACTTATATCTATTCGTAGTTTCTTCTCTTTTCTGTATACAGAGGACCTGTTACCAAATAATCCAGCTAAGAAATTAAAAGAAACACGGGTGGAATATAAAATAGGTTCGACATTGCAACCAGAACAACGTGAAATGGTAAGATGTGCTTGTGAAAATGAATTTGAGTTGGCATTATGTGATATGTTATATGTAACAGGTATAAGGGTATCTGAGCTATGTGGAATGGATATTACAGATGTGGACTTTCATCGTAAAACTGCTGTGGTTTATGGAAAGGGAAGAAAAGAAAGGCAAGTATGTTTAAATGGACAAGTGGCATTGCATCTTTGGAGATATCTCGACAGCCGTAATGATGATAACCCAGCGTTGTTTGTATCACCACATAGGCCTCAAAGCCGCATAGGGGACCAGACAGTACGAAATATTCTTAATCAAATAAAAGAACGTGATGCGGATTTAGACGGTGTTAGAATTACACCTCATGTTTTCAGGCGTACAGTAGGAACAGATATGATTAATAAGGGTGCTCCAATTGAGATGGTAAAGGAAGTGCTTGGTCATGAAAAAGTTGATACAACACTTAAGTGCTATGCAAAAATTAGCAAAGAAACGGTACGGCAAGCTCATGCCCGTTATGTTGGATAAGTTGAAAATCTGAGCGTAAGGTAAAGAAAATTAATACCCCCGGGGTAAATGATTTGATAGAAATATTATGGGAACAAAAATATTATAATTTTCGTATTTTATGGCTATGGCAAAAGACAAAATATTACCAAAAAATCCTTGCGAAAAATTAGTAAAATAAGTACAATTTTGCTGGAAGCCCTGGAAGCCCTGGAAGCCCTGGAAGCCCTGGAAGCCCTGGAAGCCCTGGAAGCCCTGGAAGCCCTGGAAGCCCATGTAATGCCTATAGCATATCACGGACATAAGTAGAGCGCAAGCAATAAAATATGGCTATGGCGCACCAGAACGAACGTAAACGGATTTAGACGTTGTAACTATTATAATTATCGAACCGAACTTGAAATCTGAATATGGGCTAAATATGAGCTTGTTAACGCGAAAAAAGTCCTCGTATCTGCTACGGCATCGGGCTGAATACCTGGCAAACTGAGAACTAGCGGCGGACTACGTATGTGGCTACTCATGGCTGTGGCTCCTCTCATTTTATTGATTTTGCCAGCAGGAAATACGCCTCCCGTCCGTGTCCCGTCCCACGGCTGATAGGGTGGTGTATAGCCTGCATGCTGGGTGCTATCGCGCAACCGTTAAGCGCCGGATTACGTCACCGGGGCGATACAGGGTTTACAGTGGCCGGCTTGATGCGGAGTGTAGACGGGTACAGCTCTGTAACAAGTACTTGCTCCCACGTGGGGAAAACCCGCTCGCAGGCGTTGCACCTGCTGGACGGCGTGGAACCGCGGCGGAAATACAGAAAACCCGGATTGCTCCAGGTCTGTATTAATTAAAATATGGCGGCAAAAAACTGTTCAGGCGTATATTCTTCCAGCGTTTCGCCGTCGTGGTAGCCGTCTGGAGTTGCAATGATTTTGATAACGTCGGCAGCGTGGTAATCCCTAAAAAAATAATCATTAAAGTTGCAAGGAAGGAAAGCTTTTTTATATTGGTTTATGACAGATTGTGCTTTTTTGCAGGAGAAACGCTCAAAATTAATTGTTACGTCATTTTTTACGACTTTCAAAATACAGTTTTGCTGTTTCATACTTTTCTTTCTGCCCTTCTCCCTGGGCGCGAGGAAGTAAAAAGCCGCCCGGAAATCGAATCCGAGGGAATCCTGACGACCTGAATTATACGGTTGCTTGTGTCTGCTGCCTGCGGGCGTGCTCCGCCTGCCAGAATGCCTCTATCGCGTCAGATACGCGTTTTTCGTGCTCTTCTAGGCAGGCATCGTCAAACACGGTTAAAACCCTAAACCAGAATCCCGCCCCATAGCTATAGCACTTGCAATCAAGACTTTTTTTGCGGCTCATATAGCTCTCAAAGGCCGTCATTTTGTGGCTGGCATCTGGATCGAGGTAAAAATCAAATGTGACTATTAGCCCGGAAACATTAAATCCATCGTTAAAATAATCAGGGTTGCCCCATTTCGCAGGGCGGTATGTAATGCCGTTATCAGTCAACCATTTTTCAATCTGTTTCATCTTTTTTTCTCCTTTTGGTAATCCGTTAGATAGGGATTTTGAATATAGCATATTTCCATGCACTGACTTCTGCACATAATCCCCTTGTACGAGCATTGAAGGCAATCTTCGCTTTCTGATTCTTGCCGGTCTAATATTGCATCTTCCCAATCTCTCATTTTGTACTTTCTCCCCTATCTCCATGGGGGCCGGGATATAAAAACCGCCGTCTGTATTGGTCCAGCTGGCATTCTCTGCGGCGGTTATTTAAATAATTCCAAAAAACCCGTATAATTTGCAACTGGCAATTTACAACCCCGTTTTTTTGCGCCGTCTGGTGTGATAAAATGAAAACCGAATAAATCGGGGGCGGTTGATATGCCATAAAATCCGGCAATTTTTAAAATATCGCTGTATTCGATATTTTCCATCGTGATATTCTCAATTAATCCAACAACAATACTTTTTTCTGTTTCAGCAATTGTAGAAAAACGTCCGTTTAAATTCATTTTGTCCCTTTCTCGCCTACCATCATCAGCGCAGGGCGGCGGTTCCCTGCGGACGCTCCAGCGGTGGGAGCGTTTCGGTTAGTATTCGGATGGAAAAAGCACGGTTACAACATCGTAATCCTGCTTAATCCAGATTTTAACGCCATCAGGCGCAGTGTATGCGCTTAAAGCATAGAGCGGATCGCTTGTATTGGCGGCGGCGTCCTCTTCGGAAATATCGCCCCAATCGCCAGAAAAGTGGCGGTTGAGTGAATTGTTAATAAATCTTTCAAAACCAGTGTTTTTATGCACCTTTTTCGCTATTGCGGCGGTTGCTGTCACTCTAATTTGCATTATATGTACCTCTCTTTCTCTTTTTTGTGAAAAGGCAGCCGGGGCGATGCTCCCCGGTTCGCTAGCCTGCCTGTTATGCTGCTTTCTTCCCAGTCAGAATTTCGGACGGGTCAAAA